CACGATTTGCAAGAGGTAAAAATTCATTAGCGATATCCGACCGTTCTGGTCAAGCTTTTCCATATGTTGAAATGGTTAAAGAATGGAATGGATCCATCGTCCATATTTCAGAGTTCGAGCCTAAACATCCACAGTTAGAGCCTAAAATATACGGGGGTGACCCACAAGGGCTCCTGGACGCTCGACCACAACAATTTCCATCAAATCAAATTGGTGGTGGTAATATGGTAGTAACTGCATTCCCAGTTGATGGTCAAAGTGATTCTGCATTTTCATCAGATGGTATGAGACCAAGTAAAAATATTAAACCTGCAATTGCAACATATTTATCTAAAGTAACAGTGGAGATATCATAATGGCATTAACGTTTTCTGAATTAGTAACAAAAGTAAGAGATTACACAGAAGTAGATTCTACAGTTTTAACCAACTCAATTGTTGAAGGATTTATTACAGATGTTGAGTTAACTATATCTAGAGCTGTTGATGGCATGGATGTAGATCGTAAATATTCTTTATCTACATTTACTTCAGGAAACAGATATTTGGTATTACCTGCAGATTTATTATATTTAAGAGCGGTTCAAGTATTTGATTCGACTACATCAGGAACTCCTAGAGTTTATTTAGAAAAAAGAGATCAAACTTTTATTTCAGAGTATTCACCAGATACCAATACAATCGTAACTGGAGTGCCTAAATATTATGGGTATTGGGATGAAAATCCTACTTACATATTAGTAGCTCCTGCACCAAGCGCTGCTTTTACTTGTCAGATTAATTATATTAAAACACCTCAGCATTTATCAGCTACAAATACAACTACTTATTTATCTCAATATGCTGAAAATTTATTATTCTATGGTGTAATGACTGAGGCTTTTGGTTTCTTAAAAGGCCCCGCAGATATGTACAACTTGTATAAAAACCGTTATACTGAGGAATTGAAAACTTTTGCTATTCTTCAAAAAGGATACAGAAGAAGAGATGATTATAGTGATGGGGTGACTCGAATACCATTAGATTCACCTAGTCCTTAATAAAATTAACAAGGAGTAAAAAATGGCAATAACAACAAATGCAATAGCGAATTCTTTTAAGAAAGAGTTATTGGAAGGAAAACACAATTTCACACAAACAACTGGTGATAAATATAAATTAGCTTTATACAGTTCATCTGCAACTTTAGGTGCATCAACAACTTCATATACAACTGATAATGAAGTCGGAGCATCTGGTCAATATCTTGCAGGTGGGGGAGCTTTAGCAGTGGGGTCTCAACAAACATCTGTAGCATCAGGTGTTGCAATCGTCGACTTTGCTGACAGATCATTTACAGGTGTAACATTAACTGCAAAAGGTGCATTAATTTATAATACATCAAACTCGGATTCAGCAGTAGCTGTTTTAGATTTCGGTGGTGATAAAACTGCAACATCAGGAACTTTTACTATTCAGTTTCCTGCGTTTACAACTTCTGCAGCTATTTTAAGACTTGCATAACAAAGTTAAAACGAGAGACTAAAATGATATGGCTACTTGGGGTTCACAAACATGGGGTTATGAAAACTGGGGTACACTCGGTGATGTAAATGTTACCCTAAGTAGCACAAATCTTTCAGCAACACTTTCTCCAGGAACCGTTACTATTGATAATGAAATTCAAGTCGGTTGGGGTGGAGACACTTGGGGTGAAAATGAATGGGGAGATCTATCAGGAACTTCTCCTCAAGTTACAGGAATTCAAGCTAACTTTTCATTAGGTTCAATAATAACATCTGCAAATGCAGATGTTGATATCACTGGAATATCTTTAACAGCAACAAACGCTGGTGTTGTGGCTGGATCTTCTGTTGATCCTGCTGTAACAGGAATTGCTGCAACTATTTCTACAGGAAACGATTTAGTTATTGATATTGGAGTTCCTGTCACAGGTTCATCTTTTAATTCAAACGTTGGTACTACGACCATTGATCCTAATTATTTAATTGGAGCAGGTTGGGGTAGAGAAGTTTGGGGTTCTTTTGTTTGGGGAGATAATTACTCTACTCAAACAGGATCGGTTTCATTAACCTCTTCAATTGGTAGTGTAACTACTCAAGCTAATTCCGATGCAGCTATTACTGGAATTAATTTAACATCTTCTCCTGGTCAAATAACAATGACTGGAGATGGTAATTTAGATTTAACTGGCATAAGCGCATCTATAGATGTAGGAACTGTTCAAGCATTATCGGTGGTTGGAAGTCAGATGAATACTTCTATTTCTCCAGTAGATATTCAAGCTGGGGGAAATATTTTCGTTAATGTATTTGAAGATCAATTAGATAGTGGACTTGGAACAATTACTTTAGATATTGGGGTAACACCTTCAGCTGTAGGTTCTCAAATCAATTCATCTATTAACAGTGTTACTATTCAAGCAAACGCTGATGTAAACGTATCTGGAATTGACTTAAATTCATCAATAGGTAATGAAACTGTTACTGCAGATGCTAATGTAATTTTAACAGGACTTGATTTAACTTCATCAATAGGTGATGAGACTATACAAGCAAATGCGAATGTAGATGTTTCAGGAATTAATATTACTTCTTCTATAGGACAAGTTGATCAAAATACCATATATTCTGTAACAGGAATTCAAATAAACTCAGCTTTAGGCGACGAAACTATACAAGCAAATGCAGATGTAGATGTTTCAGGTATAGCCTTGACTAGTTCTATTGGAAGCATTAATATAACCGCATGGGCTGAAATAGACCCAGGTGTAAGTAATACATGGACAGAGGTTGATTTAGCAGCCTAAAAAATGTATATTGTTAAAATTATAAGGAGCTAAAATGGCATCAAGTTATTCGACCGATTTAAAAATCGAACTAATGGTAACAGGGGAAAACTCTGGTACATGGGGCGATAAAACAAACACAAATTTAAATTTAGTACAACAAGCAATTGCAGGGTATGAAGAAATAAATGTTGCTTCATCAGATGTAACATTAACAATGACTGATGCTACAATATCAAATGCAAGAAACATGACTTTAAAATTTACTGGTACGCTTGCAGCTAATAGAACAGTAAATTTTCCAACAGGCATTGAAAAACTTTTTAATGTTATTGATGGAACAAATCATGCGGGATTTACTTTAACTTTTAAAGTTACAGGTCAAACAGGTTTTGAATTATGCGAAGGGCATTCTTACATTTGTCACGCAGATGGAACTGATATTGTTAAAGATTTAGAATTTAAAAATTGGAGAGCTATTTCTTCAGCTGAAACAGTTCAGCCAGGAGCACAAATTTTAGCAGACACTTCAGGTGGAACATTAACAATAACACTTCCAGCTTCACCTTCTGCAGGAGAAGAAGTTAGTTTCATAGATGCAAAATATACTTTTGACACTAATGCTTTTACTGTAGGTAGAAATAGTTCTAACATTGCGGGATCAGCAGCAGACTTAGTAGTTAATACTGAAGGTGCTGGTTTCACATTAGTATACTCAGGAGACGCGACTACAGGTTGGACATATAAGGAGAAATAAACCATGGCTAATTACGAGGCTACTAGGTATGATTTCGATGGTGCTAATCTCACTGATATTGAAGGAGTTAACACAGGTTTAATTATACCTTGGTCCGATACTACAGCTCCATCTGGATTTTTAGAATGTAATGGTCAAGCAGTTTCAAGATCAACATATGCTGCTTTATTTGCTGTAATCGGTACTACTTATGGTGCAGGAAATGGATCAACTACTTTTGCTGTACCTAATTTACAAGATGATATTGTTGTTGGTAGGTCTCCAACTAAAACTTTAGCCTCAACTGGAGGAGCAAATACAGTTGCTTGTTCAGGGACTACTCAAGCTGGTATTGGAAATACTACTCTTACTGAAAGTACATTACCTGCTCATACACACCAACCACATCCTCAAGCTACCAAAGGCCGTAATGCTTATGGAAGTATGGGAATGGGTCAGTCAGGAACTCAAGGGAATGCAGGTTTTACTATGCCTAATGTGGGTTCAGATGGAGCACATAACCATTCAGCAGGTGGAAATTTTGCAGGAGATGCAAATTCAGTGTTACAACCCTATTTAACTATAATGTATGTTATAAAAACGTAAGGAATT